AGCGTTTGCATGGGGCAACCATGATGTTCCCCACACCCGTGGGGATGAACCGTTGGTGATCGGCTTTGGGTGCGGGAGAAGTGGGACTGGAAGGCCTTGGAACAGGGTCGGTTTTCCATCCAGGATTATATCTTGCATGGTGGGTCGGTTTGTTATGCGGCGGACGGAGGCAAGCCTTTTGATAAGTGGTTGCCTTCGATCCATATGCCGCGCAGAGCGGTTCGGATTCTTTTGGAGGTGGTGAGTGTGAGGGTGGAGCGGGTGCAAGAGATTAGCCGGGCTGACACGGAGGCTGAGGGTGTGGGAAATGACTGGCAGCCGGATTCCAATCAGTTTGCGACCTTCCAGAGACTTTGGGATTCGATCAATGGTCGGAAGGCTGGATGTTCATGGGAAGAAAATCCCTGGGTGTGGGTGGTGGAGTTTCGAAGGATGTCTTAAAGAATAACAAAAAGCGTAACCAATAGAATATTAACCAATGGACACGAATCTACTGAACTGGAAAAAGTTAGAGAGTCATGCCAAGCTGACTCCCGATTTGACGTTTAGCATTTTGAAAGCCCGGTCTGGGCATCCTGAACGATTGCAGTTTTCACTGAGTCGGGCGCTTGCAGAAAAGGTAGGTTTTACATCCGCCTCAACCGTGGAGTTGATGGTATCAGAGAGTTCCGGGCCGCTGCTTTATAAACTGCAGGTGGTTGCAAACGATGGAAGCAGCAACCGATTGACGCAGAAGTCAATGAATCGTTATCACTGGACCATCCCTAACACAGGTGGGGTGGGCGAGCGGTGGGACTTCCTCCCGTGTTCGCAACAACCCTTAAAGATTAGTGCCTGCGCTAACGGGTGCATCGTCTTTTATGAACCTGAGTACGTGAAAGAAGGGGAGGGTGAAGAATGAACCCGATCTATGATTTTGCTTTGAAGGCTCGCTGGAAGACGATGCCTGAACGGACGTTTTCGGGTGAAGTTACCATCACTGATGCAGTGGATGGAGATGCGGAGAGTAAGCAGGAATTACCCAAGGCGGCAGTGCATTTGTTGACACGGCTCTGTGAGGAGCACCAAGAGCTGATGACGGCAAACTCCATCACATTCAATTTCAAGCGAAGGAAACCATGCACGCGGTAAACAGTACAGACGATGAGCTGCACGCGGCGATGCTGATGTGGCTAGTCTTGGGGCCGGGGAGACGTGATCCGTTTCGGATTGGGCGGGCTACATGGCTGTCTGATCGGGCTACGACGGCCAGCGAGTTCCAGGCCCGGTTTCCGAGGTGCCTGGATAAGACTAACAAAATGCGTAAAAAATCATGACTATCACGACGAAATTTGAAATGGGGCAATTCGTGGAAAGTGTCCTGGAAGAACCAGGGTCGCCTGGGATGATTGTGGCGTTCATGGTGAGGGGGCTGAATCATTCCTATCAGGTGAGCTGGAAAGCCTGCGAGGAAGCAAGTTGGCATCTGGACTATGAGTTGCGCCCTGCGGAAGATAAGCGCGTGATCGCGTTTCCGGTAAAGGTGGATGGAAGGGAGGGTGCGGGCGTATGAACGCCGCTTTTTACCGTTGCCGCTTATGTGGTGAAATCTTTACGTGGCAACTGCCAGGCGATAAGCTTGAGGGTAGATTTGCCATGGAGGATACCGTCAAGGGTGAACCTTTGACGAGACATCAGTACCATGCCCCCTTACTTGGGGTGCATGCGTGCAACAATGAGGATACTGGCCTCGCTGATTTACAGGGGATTAAATGGGTGGTGAAGAATGGCACGAAGTCGGACGGGACGCAGCCCGTCCCTACCAGAGAGGGGGAACTGAGGGCATGAGTGCGATCGAGAAAATTCAAAGGGAGCTGGTGAAGCGGCTTGATGATCAGTCGGACCATCCGGTGTATCCGAAGATCTTTCTGGAGTCGGTCAATGCGTCCACGCTGCAGGCGGTGGTGCGGTTAGGAGAAGACTCCCCTCCGATGATCGTGGATCTGGAGTCTCTGGAGAAGATTCGGAAACAAAGGGAGCTGAAAATTGCTCGTGAAAAGGAGGATCGGTTTCGATTTCGATGTGAACCGAAGATGTGGAAGCGCATTGACTTGATGATGGCCAAAAAGCGCCTGGAGCATCCGGGGGTTCAGCTCGAATTGCTGGTGATGGGGGGCGTTCGAGGCTCCAAAACGGACTTCACCCATTCGCGAACGACAACGCATTTTTTCTACACGCAACAGGCGTGGACGTGGGGGCTGCATGAAACCCAGGCGTCATCGAAGACGATTCAACAACGGCGCATCATGGAGTTTTTCCCTCCTGAAATGAACCCTGGAAGTGGGAAGCTCAAAAAGGACCGAAAGACGCGCCTAACCTATTCTGACGGAGGCGGGTTCACGGGAGACATGTTTAACTTAGAGTGGAATTGTCAGGATGAAAATGGTCGTGAGTATGTGGGCGGTGGGCTGTTTGACTTTAAGTTTTACAAGTCGGATGAGTCCACGCTGCAAGGTGCGGAACTGACCTGCGCAGTGAGTGATGAGCTCGTGCCAAAATCCATCTGTGACACCGTGCGTGAACGTCTGCTTTCCCGTGCTGCGGATACCCGGAAGCCTGAGTTCCAGGCTCGCATTCGGAAAGCTGTGGAGTTGCTGGAAGCGGATAAGGAATTGCCGGGGCCTCTGCTGGCTGCGATCTATCACGGGGTGCATTTGATCGGCTTCACACCGAAGGAAGGTTACTCGAACACGGTGTCAGACTTCCTGGATGGTGCGGTGACGATTGAAGAGACCACCACGCATGTGGTCAAAGAGGATATTCACGGGGTGGATGCCGAGTTTAAACAACGCTGGGGTGGTCCTGAATGGGGACCCTTGGGGAAAGAATTGTTGCCAGGGAAAATGGTGCCACGCTTCAAACAACCGAAGAAGTCGACGCGCCTGGTTGCCTACCTCCACACCTATGACAATGCGCATCGCGGAAACTGGCCGGCCATGGTTCAACAGTGTCAGGGGGCGACGGAAGAGTACATCCGGATAATTGCTTATGGGGATGTTTCCAAAGGCTGGAGTACTCGGTTCCCGACCTGGAAAGACACGGTGCATGTGATTGATAAAAGCCAGGTGCCGAGGAACGGGACCTGGTATCACATCGTTGACCCTGCAGGTGACAGGAACTGGTTCATGATCTGGGCTTTGTGTGCCGATGATGGAAGGCTGTATGTGGTGCGTGAATCACCCCAAGAGGGAGACTTTATTCCTGATGTGGGAGACCCAGGAGCCTGGGCGGTGACCTCGGAACACGGGAAGCGCAATGGCGACCCGGGTCCGGCTCAACAGGGCTTTGGCTGGGGGTTTGCGCGATACAAAAAAGAGATCGAACGCATTGAGGCGGAGATTGGAGCTTGGTGGAGTCCCGATGGGTCTCCGATCAAAGTCACCGAGCGCTACATGGACTCTCGTTTGGGTTCCTCCGGGACTCCGACCAGTGGTGGGTTCACGACGATCATGGAAGGGATGTCAGAAGAAGGAATAGAGTTTGAGCCGACCTCTGGGGATCGACTCAGGGAAGGAGATCAAGCGATTCTGAATCTGCTTTTCTACAATCCCGAAGCTCCCCGGGGTGCTCCTGATGCGGTGCCCAAGCTCATGGTCGTGAAAACCTGCTTGGCGGTCATCTTCATGTTCCAGAACTATGGGGATGCAATGAAACCCAAAGACGAAGCCTGCAAGGATCCACGTGACGGGGTTGCCTACCTTGTGCTGGCAGATCCTGTGTACCAAGAGGGGGAATCGCTCGACGCCGTAGGTGGCGGTTGTTACTGAATTTAATTTATGCCTAACGTCAACTACACACCCACCCAAGCGAAGGCAGACTATCCACCCCAGTTGCGCCGGGCTGCAGTGCTGGAACTCGGTTCTAAATTCGGGTTCAGTCTATCCTCCATGCGGGTGCTAATCGAAGGTCCAGAGGCCCCGATCAAGTCACACCGATTTGGAACACAGATCCGGGGTTACTTTGCCCGAGACGATGTTTTGAACGCCCTTTTTCCGAACTCGACAAACCCTCAAGTGTAAATCATCCTTCCCATGCCCTGGGCGCGAAAAGCGCCAAAGCCATGCAGTTACAGGGCGGCTGCGGAGATGGATGCCTAAGCGTCCCAGAAATCACCGCCATGCCAGACACCGATACACCTTCCCCTCTCACTTCGTTAAAGCCACGTAAGAAACTGAAAGCTGATGACATCAATGCCCTCCTGGAGGACATGAAAGCGGCGCTGCAGGGCGCACATGCCTTGGATTACTTCGATCGAATGGAGTTCAATCATGATACGCGTTATGCGTGGTGGCCTGGACAGTCCCGAGATGGGCGCAAGTGGATGAATGATGATCGAAGGGAAGGACAGTCTCGGTTAATGCCGGGCCAGACGCCTCAACGCAATGTGTTCCCTTGGGAAGGTGCCAGTGACATTCAGGAACGCTTGATTGAGAAGGTGATTCGTGAACATAACACGCTCAAGAGATTGGCGATTCAGAGACGCCAGGAACGGATCGGGCCACGCAATCTCTCCCCCGATGAGGATCCTCAATCCAAGGCCGCGCTGTGGTCTCAGGTGGCGAGCTATTACCAGGACATCACAAAGCGTGAATTTCGTACGGAGGCTGCGAGGTGGGCTGACATTGCCCATGAATATGGACACTCTCTGATGTTCATTGGGTGGAAGTCAGAACCCCAAATGGTGGAACGCCAAATGTCTGCGGATCAGGTGCGCGAAATCGTGGCCACGGCTGCGGTGGAACTGGCGCAACAAATGACGGCTGCGGAATGGCTGAACAATGGTGGCGATCCTGAAAGTGTGCCGGAACTGGATGCCGAACAAATGGTACTGATCCAGGATGGTGCCTCCATGAAACTGATGGAGATGATGGAGGATGAGGAACAACGTGCCACGCTTGCCCAACAACTGATGACCATAGATCCTGAGATGCCTCGGGATGAGTCCATGCGCGTGGCTAAGGCTCTGAAATGGGGCGAGCCGGTGACGTATTATGCGGTCGAGATGGTGTCTGATTGTCCTGAGTTCCGGGCGCTGACTTACGGGGTGGATGTGATCTTTCCTGCGACGACCACGCGTGTGAAAAAAGCCCCGTGGATCTGCATGCCTGAATGGGTAACCGAGGTGGAGCTGAAAAACAGGATCAATAATCCTCATGAACCCTATGCGGAATCCTGGATATCAAAGGTGCTGGAACATCCCGGAAAGGCGTTTGACCTTTCCTCACTCGTCAATGGATCAAGTGCAAACTGGCTACTCAGTGGGGGCCATGTGCGCTGTAGTGTGAGTCAAACCGGAGTGGATGAGACGAACAAAAAGTTGTATCAAATCTTGCACGTCTATTACCGCGCCAGTGCGGTGGGGAATGTGCAGGCTCTTTATCACACTGTGTTGCATGGTCTGGTGACTGATCAGGCTGGGTACCATGAATGCTGCGAACATGCCCATGGTCGTTATCCTTTTGTGGAGACGTTGAGTGACATCGAGGCTCCGTATCTGTTGGCTGCTGAAGGCTATGCCGAGAAACGACCGACCTGCCAGAGCGAGGTCAAGATTCACCGAGACATGCGCAGTGATAATGCGAGCCTAACAATCAAACCTCCCATGAAGGTGCCTATCAATCAGGCCGGTGGAAGGGTGGATTTACGCCCCGGTATCCAGATCCCCACGCGCTCCACGGCAGGAATGGGTCTGCTGGAGCCTTTGAAACTGGGAGCGGATTCGCGAGGTTCCCAGGAGGTGGAACAAACGACCCTGGATGCCTTTAATGAGTATTGGGCGCGCGGGCAAAAGGTGGATCCCGAAATGAAGATGGCGGCTCGTCAGGTGCTGGTGTCGGATTTCTTGACCGACGTGGAAGCTGCCAGTGTGCTGACGTTTCAGACCATCCAGGAATTTGCCCCCAATGAACTGAGAGCCTCATTCATGGGCGGTCTGCCGGTGAGTCTGCAAGTCACTCGTGAAGAGATTCAGGGCCAGGTCAGTATCGAAATTGATTACGATGTCGGGGAGCTGGATCCTTCTTTGCAAGACAAACGAATGAAGGGCTTGGCTATGGCGCTTCAATTCGACAATCAGGGTTTGCTACAACGCGCTCCCATCCTCAAGGCCATCGTGGCCACGTATCTGCCGAGTCATTACAAATTGCTCGTCGCGGATCCCAAACAACAAGCTCAGGATGAGGAAGCGGATGAGGGCTGACACGTACATCGCCGGAGTGCTGGTGCCGTTTTCATGCGGGTGTGTCGCATGAAGATCGCCGGACTGTGCGCCGT